GGATGTCGGTGTATAACCGACTTGTATAAACGGGTTCTCCCCATCTACCACCTGTTCAATTGTTTTTAAATTCCATTTACGTCTAGCCATAATTTAATCCTTTGTATTATATAGTTCACAGAATGTTGTCATTTTATTTATAATAACATGAATTTATGGACTTGTTTCTGTCACCTTTGAACCAGTAACCCAATAGATTTTTCTTCCTGCTAAAGCGTCGTATTCAGATGTTAGGGATTTCCTTGTAGTAATTGTAGTAGCTAGTCTATTACTTCCATCGCCTAATGAAAGATATAAATATTCGTTGTCACCATTGATATCAACGATTGGGTCAAATACCAAAGCACCATCAGCTCTCACTGATACCAATCTACTTTGACTTATTGCTGGTGCGCCTGGTCTAGCAATTATATTTGGAAGATAGATATCGCCGGCCTGAACGATGATACTCTGTGATACATACAAACTACCTGATACGTGCAAATCTTGATATCCACCACCGCCAGGGATGTATGGAACCAATGTGCTTCCTGATGGGTCGAAGTTTTGGAAAGCATATAAATCAGAGTAAAGCAAATTGTTATTTATATCAAACAATTCGGCTTTGATTTCAAAAGTTTCATTTGCTACACTAATTGGCCACGGTATCTTTGTCGAATAAATGTCAGGAGAAAATCCATCGTCACCATAAACGCTTATAGAGACGTTTTTAAGATAGGCATTACAAAGAGTTGGAACAATCACCAACGTTCCATAAAAATCATTCTGTGGAGTGTAGAATGTGTATGAATCTGTAAAATCGGCAATCGAACCACTTTGACTGGCATATATTTCAGCAATCTTTACACCAAAATTTTGATTGTAAGTTGATTCTAATGCTGCGTTTGGATGTGAACTTGTGATGTAAAAAGCCAATGTAGCACCGGTTTCCGATTGGACTTTTTGAATGACTGTTGATATATCAATTGAATACTGGACGTTGCCATTAAACTCCATGAAGTTTGAATCATATGATGACCCCGATTCTGCTAAAACTTCGGTTTCATTAAATGGAACATACTGAGCCGTTCTGTTTATAAATGATGAATCATTTTTAACTATCAAATAATCATTGCCAGGCGGCGGTGTTGGCGAAGATACTAACATACTATCCACAGCATAACTTGGAGTATGAGTTAATGAAATATTATTTGAACTTGTAAGCCAGTAACGTGAAATGTGGGCATCGTTGTAAAATTTACCTAATAAATCATAGTATTTGTTCTGTGTTAGAGAGTCTATCAATACTTGATTTGGTTCGATTGGTTCGTCGGCAATCACAGAATAATCTGCGTTAGACAACATACTCTTTCTGTATATTTTATGTCTAGCAACGTAACCGGAAAATGCTCTGATGTTTGTGTAAGACACATCGGCATAAGATTGTTTGACAACATATTCTACACCACCGATGATTGTAGTTTGATAACTGGCCGTAGAATTATTGTAATTGATGAATGGATAGTCAACAGAAAAGTCGGCATCAACGATGTTTGTTACAGTTTGATTACCGTATCCATCCAAATAGTAATATGGTCGGTCAATCTGAATTGTTGTATTGTTGATAACATTTTTGATTGAATATGAAGCTGTCTGTGATACAGGAACATTATTGGTTGATAGTGGGTCTTGTATCGTATTAATGTTTAAAACTATAGTTGCCCCAACCATTTGAGAATTGAAACCACTAACATCAGGAGTAGAATCCAACAGAGGACTTGTTAAAGTAAGTCTATAATCAATATCAACATTGGCTTTATTTATGGTTGTCTGATTTGTATTTTTTATAGGATTGACGGATAATCCATTAACTGTTCCTGTCAACAATACATTACTAACCAAATTTTGAGATACATCAGAACTCAAAACAGGAAGGTCGGCAGAATTAACTTGTAATGTTGGAGCTTGATAAAATCTTACTCTTGAATGATTTTTTAGAGCTTTATTGATGACTACATTTTGAAGCCACTTGACAGTTCTACCATCAATTAAAGTTCCATAGATGATTATTCTTCCAACGCCGTCCGCAGTATCTCCATAAACATGAACAGAAACTACAGTAGCAGTTCCTTCTTTATATGTGTTTCCTGGCGTCCCATCATCTGAATACTTAGCCATTTCTATGAACAAATTGTTCCCTTGGGCGTCCAAACATTCTATTAAGATTTGACTACCTTGTTCCAAAAATGGGGAGCCGTTGATGGAAATAGGGTTCTTACCAGCCGTGAAGGTAGAGTTGAATTCCGATAGAACGAAGTAACGTGAAAGATACTCTGTATCAGTCACGTCCGCTTGTTTAGTGTATAGGCCGTATGAAACCCCAGATTTTCCAAATGAATCTAACAAATTTAACATTGTAATCTCCATCCTTTATGTGATTTTTCTACTCTACGACCAACCCCGCTCATTCTACTGTAAGTTAGATTATTAAATTTACAAAATTCTTTTAAATTGGTAATAGTAATTATTTCATTATTTGGAGATACAAAAGTATATGTTTTTCGAAATCTTTTACTAATATCATCTCTTATTTTTAATAAAGAATTTTTTATTTTAATTTTTTGTTCTTTACTTAGTTTTTTACCTTTATTGGGCGACGGCTTTCCTAATTTTAATAGTGATAATTTTTTCTTAGTTTTTTCTGAATGGTGCTTCCCATAGTGAGGACTGTTTGTTCCTTTATATTTTCCGGTTAATTTTAAAGAAATTTTATTTTTAGATTCTTCCGAATGATGTTTTCCTTCGAATCCTCCTCCTCCGCCGGCTATGAAGGTTAAATTATAACAATTTTTTTTATCTTTTTTTAATTTATCTAAATATTTTTGTTCCGTAATCAATAAATTGTATTTTTCAACTTTTTCTATTAATGAAAAAATAAAATTGTCTTTGCCATATTTATTCCACGATGATTGAAGATATTTATTATGGTGAATATTTTTGGTAAGATGTGTTATATGATAACTCCACCGTTCATATAAATTATTAGAAGAACCAATGTAATATTTTCCATTGATTTTATTTGTTATTTTATATATTCCACTTATATTTTGTAATGAAATTAACGATTCCATACAATATAAATAGATACGATATCATAAAATTTACGCCTTTTGCGCTAAATGTTTAACTTTATTATAGATATTTAATTGATATTATCCTATTCGGAGAAATAGTATTTTTGACCTTAAATTCAATGCCTGTCGCCGAAATAAGATTAATGTTATCAGTATTAATTTCTAATAAAATTAAACGATGTTTTTTACACCACTCTTTTCCACATTGATTTTCTAAGATATATTTTGGATTATTAGTTAAAAATACAAAATTTTTTATTTCCTTATCATTTCTATAAAAATCGGTGGTTATGCCTTTACAAAATCCTGGAACTATTCCTCTAATTAAAATAGAGTTTAAATTTTTTGATTTGGTTATATGATAATATTTTTGTATCATAAATTTGTCATTTATATTCAACTTTTGAAAATCCATTTTCTTTTTTAACTTCTATATGACTATCCACAATATCTCGCAAAGCCTCTAAATGAGAAATTATAATTATAAAATCAAATCGAGATTTTAAATAAGAGAATAGAGACTCCATTTGAGACAAATTATCGGCATCTAATACGCCAAAACCTTCATCAATCACCAATCCAGGCATTTTTGGTAGGTTTGATATGTTAATCAACGCCACACGGATAGCCAGAGACAAGGCGAACTTCTCAAATCCACTGGTCAAACTCATTAACCATTGTCTTCCATCATAAACGATGTAAGGAATGATGTTCTTACCGTCAGTCTCAAACAAGGCGGTAAACTCACTAACCTGACTCAAGATACTATTGACTTCATTTTGAATTTCAGGGACAGTAGCGGTGATAACCTCAAATGGAATACCATCACGACTTACTGCCTGACAGTAGATTTCATAAAGTTTATATTCTTCTTCGACAAGTTTAATCTTTGAAATCTTGTCATTTATGTCATTGATTTGATTTTTACATACAGACATCTTACTATTGATATCCATCAAAGTCTTTGTCTTAGTTTTGTGTGAATGTTCAACTTGAACCAATTCTTTTTCAAATTCACCAATCTGCTTTTTGACATCTTCATTGAAAGTCATAGACTCTATGTTCTTATTATAGAGTTCAATATTCGTTTGATGTTTTTTAACTTCACCTTCAATTTTCGTCAAATGTTGTCTCAAGGCATTTATATCATCGGTCAATCTTATTCTACTATCTTTCAAAGTATTACGTTTTGACAAGAATGACATGAGGTTAAGATTCGCTTCATGTGACCATTGTATCTCGGTAATTTTAGCATCTATGATATCAAGCTTGGCCTTTATTTCAGACGCTTCAGTTTGAATCTTTTCCATTCTTTCCTTGGCATCCTTGGCATCTTGAGCAATGGCTCCAGCGTGTTTTACGCAGAATTCACAATCAGGGTTATAATCAATGTCTCTCGCCCTGTCAAAAATTTTCATATCTCGAAGATAATTTGCCTTTAATTGTTCACGTTTATCTTCAATATTTCTCTTAGTTTCTTGAAACAATCTTAGTTGAGAAGATAGGTCAGAAACGTTCTTGGATTCAAGATTGGTTATCTCCAATTCAACTTGTGTAAGTTGCCCCGCCACGATTTCAACTTCTTTTTCCTTGGATACAATCTTGGACTTGGCGTTGTTAAGGACTTGCTCTTCCTTCTCTAACATCATTTGACTGTATCCCAATTTTGGAATATCACCATCAATTTTGATAAGCTTCTTTGTGGTTTCGAGGATGGTTTGTTGAATTAAATCACGTCTCTTACCTATCTCTGCCAAGACTTGTTGTTCTGATTCATATAGAAGTTCAGCTTGTTCCAAGAAATTCTGATATTCTACAAGTTTGCTTGTATAGTCATCATTACGATATGTTTTGAGCATCACTAACAGCTCTTTCAACCGCTCATTTCCTTCCGTATAGAGTCTATCAAACACGGTAAGACCCATGAATTGTGCGAACAAATCCTTTCTGTCTGTGTCGCCCATATCAATGATTGACGCATTATTTTTACCATTTTGAACGCTTAGAGAAGTCAATACAAAGTCATCATATGAGCCCAAATACTCTCTAATTACCTCGTTTGTATTACGTCTTTGTTCACCATTTAGGTCAACTTCTTCACCGTTTTCAATCTTCCAAAACTTGACATCGACCTTGGCTTTACCCTTCTTGTCGGTCTTGGCATCACGTTTGATGAAGTATCTTTTACCATCCAACTCGAACTCAAATTTACAACTAAAAGTCGTTTTTTTGTCGTTCATTATGCTTTTGGCACCGGAAGCACGTTCACATTTGTCGAATAAACAGAATGTCAAAGCGGAGAAAATGCTTGATTTTCCAGAGGTATTAGCTGCAAATAAACCGACCAAATCCTTTGTTTTTGTGAAGTCTATGACATTCCCTTCAGCGTAGGAAAACATATTTTCCCACTCAAATCTGATAGGAATCCAACGAATATTTCTTGCGAATTCATCCTTTTTGACCACGTTATTTACATCATTGTTTATCTTGATTACTCCATCAATTATGGTTTGGTCAACCACGTTTA